AGGTTCGTCTAGAGTATGTTCTTGGTAAGAGAGGTGCAAAACCAGTTGCTCAAGATCCTGAGATTGAAGAAGAAGAGTTCACAACTCCTGTCGCAGAGACAAGAGAGACAGTCTCCTCTGTTGCTTCAAGTTCAAGTGAAATTGAAGACGATGACACACTATCGTATTTCCAACAACTCGCTGAAAACTAAAATAAAAGGGAGGGCAACCTCCCTTTTTTTATGGCATACTTAAATTTAGATTTTCTGTTTGTGCTGTATTATCATCAATTCTTTGACTCGACTCATCATATGTCATTATCTCTTTAAAATCATCAAGGAACTGTTGTAAGAATCCATTTTTCAATACAAATATATTTCTTTTCTCTTCATTTCTTAAAGTCTCATATTCATAATTAGATATGGCATTGATAGGGTTTGGTATGCTCGCCACATTTGTACCAAGTTTTGTTAGGTCATTCGTATATGTGATACCACCATCATAATATGATAGTTTAAAGTTCGCATCTACTCTTTTTCCTTTTGGTAGTATGACTTTTCCAGAGGAATCTTTTACAAGTTTAGTTTCATAATATTTTATATCTGTTAATCCACTCACTCCATACTTATTTTCTGAGTACTCATATAAATCTTGATTTGAGAGTGGCCATTCATCACGAATATTAACTATACCTGCACACACTATAACAACATAGTCTAATGTATCACTACCGTACAATTCCTCTGCAACATTATCTGGTCTGAATCCATCAGGTATTTCATACTTATTAAACAAAGTGATGATACTTTGTAAATCTTCTCTTAATTTGACACGACGAAATAAATTTTTTGCATCAACATAATCGAGTGATGAGTTCTTATCACTTAGAAAAGATGGGTATCGTAATGTTGGTAACTCTCTAAAATATCCCATGTTAGAATCCTACTGAATTGTCACTATCTTTATAATCCGTATCATATATTGGTTCAATCTCTTTAAATGTCATATCCATAGTCATTGATACTGGTGTTGAATCATCATATGTAGTATGAGTTCCCTCTGCTGTATAGTTTACAGAAAAATTTGTTAAGAAACACTGTTTGAATTTATGTAAGAAGGGGTGATCGCGACCTCCTCTTTTATAACTTAATTCAAATATGTTTGGAGTTTTTAAAAATATACCTGTGCCTCCTACTTGACCACCTTCAAGATTTGCTTTTGGAGCCATGTTTTGTTTGAATGATCGAATAATTAATTTACATTGTCTTGCTTCTTGCTGACTTCTTGGAGTCATCTTAAAAGAAAAAGTGAAACTTCTAAGTGTTGGAGCATCGAATAATAATTCTAAGTTAGGGTTAAATATTTGCCCTTGCTGTCTTGCTAGTAATTGTTGAGTAGAAACATTACCACCAAATATACCGAGTGCTGATGATGTAAGTTGTGCATTCATGAAGTTTTGAGCTGCTTGCCCTAGACCTGTGCTATCACCAAATCTTTCTTTCAAATCTTTTTTAACATCGGCTCCAAAGGCACCTAATCCACTAGATAAAGTTTTTTTACCTTCGATAGTTTCTGCTACTCTTTTTCCTCCTGCTTGCATCGTATTTCCTATTACTCCGGCAGCAGCACCAACAAGAGTATTCATTGAACTATCACCAAAGTTGACTGCATTACCATCTTGAACATTTGATGGTACTTGTAAAAGTATAGATCCGTCATTTATCACAGACTTTCGTGCTAGTGATCCTGATGTAGTTCCTCCAACTGCACTGTTTAAAGTATTTGCACCAAATCCAGCTGGGCGAGTAAGTTGATTTGGTTGTCTCTTGTATTCGATTATATTAATTTGTAAGTAATCAGTAGAGCCTGTTAGTGCCTCAAGGGGATATCTTAACACTCCACCACGACGCTGAGATTTAGCAGCTGCTTGACCTTTTGTTGCTTTTCGTGCAGACGCTAAATTATTTTCACTTTTAGGTGCTTCATATGTAGGTAATGGTTGATTATTTGCAATAGCATTCTTAGCACCTGTCTGATATTCTTTAGATGCAAAATATTTTTCTTGTTCAGCGTAATTAGGAGGAAAATTAGGCATATATCTCTTTTTTTAACTATTTAGACGCATTCTACCAAAAGGTAAAGCCTGAAGATCAGTAATTTCTTCAGGATAGACACGATAAGTGCTTCCTGACACATTTGCGAATGAATATGATCGTGCTTCACCATGATGAAAATTTGTGCCACGAAAACCCCATGAGTACACATCTGTGACTGCAACTAGGGGATTAGCATCATATCTACCAGTTGATGATGGTACATATGAAAATAAAAAGAATTGACCTGCCTGTGGTGTTGTTGCTGTGTCACTCACCACTTCAGTAATTTCTGTCATTAATTCATCAGGATCTTCGATTCCGATTAAACGATCTAATACTGGACTAATACGATTCATTTGACTCCGAGTTCATCCTCAGTCATTACCTTAAAAACATACAATCGGTCTTTACAATACTCTGATGCTGCTTTCCATTTTGCTTGATTACGAGCATACTCATAAGTTTCGTAAAGATAACCTTTTGTTTGTCTTTTTGGTTTTTTAGGAGGTTTAAGTTGTTTTTTAGGTTTGACTTCGATAATATACTTTTTGATTTTACCTGTAGTCTCCTTCAGTTTAACATAAAAATCAGGAAAATACCTATGAACTTTATTATCTATTGGAGATCGATATGGTATTGCAATCTCCTCACTACCCCATTCAAGTATATTTTCATTCAAATCACAGTAAACCATGAATTTTCGCTCCCAAAGTGAACGATATATGATGTTTGATGGATTACCTTTATACTTTCGTGGGTAAGATGGTGAATATCTCCCTTTATATGACATAAATAATAATAAGAAAAATCATATAGGTATTTAGCGTGAGTTTTGTACAAAAAATCACGATGACCGATGCCAAAGTAAAATTTGGTAGTTTATCGCTGAATAATCAATATCAAGTTCATTTTGCTGGCATTAATGGTGCTGTCATAAATTATCTTAGATTTGATAAAAGAATTAATAATGCTCAAGACTTTATCAGTCGTGAGGCTGGCATTCTCTGTAATGACGCATCATTACCTGCAACTGCATATGCGACAGCAGAAGTAAAGGATAATTTCATGGGTGTGCCACAGGAGTTTGCTCATACGAGAATTTACACAGATATTGACTTCACATTTTATGTGGATGAGGATTATACATTATTAAATATTTTTGAGGGTTGGATGGATTATATTTCCAGTGGTGCAGAAAGAGAGGTTGCTGATTTTCAAAAACCATTCTATCGAAGAATGAGATATCCTGATTCATACAAGTGTGATACCATGTTTATCACGAAGTTTGAAAAGAATATGAAAAGAAAATTGAGATATCAATTTATAAATACTTTTCCAAAATCTATATCTCCAATTCCCGTGACATATGGAGCTGCAGATTTACTTAAAGTTACTGTAAGTTTCAATTATGACCGCTATATAGTTGCGAATCAAATAGATTCGTGATATAATGCTAAATAAAACACTGAATTGAATAATTATGCCTTTACCAAAGATTAGTACTCCAACTTATGAATTGGTGTTGCCATCGAATAATAAAAAAGTTAAGTATCGCCCATTTCTTGTTCGTGAAGAAAAAATATTAATTCTTGCTCTAGAATCAAATGACTCAAAGCAAGTAAGTGATGCGATTGTTGATATACTAACATCATGTATTTTAACTAAAAATATTGATGTAACCACTTTACCCACATTTGATATTGAATATCTATTTTTAAATGTTCGATCTAAATCTGTTGGTGAAACAGTTGAAGTGAATGTGACCTGCCCAGATGATGGAGTCACTGCTGTCGAAATGGCTGTCAACATAGATTCTATCAAAGTGAAAAAAACAAAAGGTCATAATAGTATAATCAAACTTGATGATAAGTATTCGATGAAGTTGAAATATCCTTCAATGAAACAATTTATTGAAAACAACTTTGATGTTGAGGAAACAAATGTAAATCAATCTCTTAGTATGTTATCAGGTTGTATTGATATGGTGTACGATGAGGAGGAGAGTTGGGATGCTGATGAATGCACCCAAGAGGAGTTAGATGGATTTATTGATCAGTTAAACACTAAACAATTTAAAGAGGTTGAAAAGTTTTTCGACTCGATGCCTAAACTCTCTCATAAGATAAAGGTGAAGAATCCACAAACTGGAGTTGAATCAGATGTTGTATTGGAGGGTCTAGCTGCTTTTTTCAGCTAGGTATGGCCCACACGAATCTGGAGTCATACTATAAAATCAATTTTGCCCTGATTCAGCATCATAAATACTCATTGACTGAGATTGAAAACATGATGCCTTGGGAAAGAGATGTTTATGTCGCTTTACTCAAACAATATATTGAAGAAGAAAATTTAAAAAAACAACAAAGTAAATCATAGTGGCATTACCCATTCTTTCTATTGCTAAAATTGCTGGTTCAGCAGCTAAGGCATCAAAGAAAAAAAGACAGACACCGAAAATGCAAGTCACCAAAGTCATGGACATGGGGATGGACGACGGTGGTGAAGTGGTGCCAAAAAAGAGAAGAGGAAGACCTAGAAAATTTCAGACACTTGCAGAGGTACAGGCAGATATCAACTTAAGAGAATTTCAAAAGTCTCAAAAAAAATTGAATGCTGCTAAGTTGATGAACAAAAATGCTAAAGGAACTGAAAAAATTTTGATGCAGTCTAATATGATTCTGGCAGATATCGCAAGAATTATATCAACAGACCTTGCGATTCAACAAGAAAAAGAAAAGGCACAGATAGATGCACTCAGAGAGGAACAAAATAAGGGAAAAGTAGCAGAAGATGAAAAAAGTGTAGAAAGTTCTGGTAAAAAAGTTGCAGGTGGTTTGAAGAAAATATCGATGAAGGCATTGCAACCTGTGACTGGTGCGTTTCAAAAATTAATGGATTTAGTAGGTATACTTGGAATTGGTATACTTGGAAATGCTGCGTTTGAATTTATCAGAAATCCTGAGAACTCTGAAAAGATAGCAAAATTCTTTGGATTTATACAAAAGAATGCGAAGTTTATATTGGCTGGTATGGGTATTCTTGCTGCATTACCTTTAATTAGTACACTTACTGGTGTAATAGGAGCAATCAAAATTGCATTTAGTGGTTTAGCGTTTGTCATGGCAAACCCAGTAATATTAGGTGCAATTGCTTTGATTGGTGCACCAATAGGCATTGCCATTGCCGGTGGTAAACTTTTGGAGTTTGTTCAAAATAAAGTTACTGGTGGATCAAACTTCCAAGATGCACATGATAAGTTAGATCAAATATTAAAGGATAATAATATCAGAAAAGTTGGTAAAAATTATAGAGTATTTACAGGATCATCAAAACAAATAGCACAAGGAAAAGGTTCTAGAAGAGACTTAAATGCAGAGGAGCAAAAAATATTAGATGATGTGTTGAAAAAAAGAGAACAATTGAATAAACTTCGTGATGATATGAGAGCAGAGATAGATAAACAGAAGGCAACTGTAACAATGTCTGGTATTAAAACCACTGGTAAAAATAAAGGTGATAAGTATTTTACAAAAGATGATATGCAGAAGAAAGCAGATTTGGAGGCAAGTGTCAGAGCAGACTTTGAAGCAAAAATTCCAGACATAGTTGGATTACAAAGAGGTGGTAGGGGTGCAAGAGGTAGATCTTATCTCGTTGGAGAACAAGGCCCTGAATTGTTCACACCAAATACTGATGGTCAGATAACAAATAGTAATGAAACTCTTGCTATGTTAGCAGATGGTGCAAATCAAGTAAACATAATCACAGAGGATTTACCACCGATCACTACTCCGGTGCCTGATGTTCCTGTCAAAGATGGTGTGATTGCGAATGAAGCAGAACCAGTTAGTTCAATTAATCCCTTGAATGATTATATGATTTTTACACCTCAACTTTTAGGTATTGAGTAATGCAACAGGCAGAACAACTCAAATTAAATGTATCTAACATTAGAAGTTCTTTACTCATAGGAACTAAAAGAACTCAAGTGCTTAAAATTAGAAAAGAAAAATTATTAGAGGACATTGAACAGAAGAAATTAGTAGAACAAGAGGAAAAAAATTTAGAACAAACAAAAAAACCAAAGAAAATTAGTGTTCTTAAGTCACCAGTAAAGAGAGTGGCAAATGTTTTTGATAATATAATGAAATTTGGAACTATTGTTTTAACTGGTATTCTCCTTAATGCACTTCCAAAAATGATGGGTACTATTGAAAAGGTATTCAAGTCAATCTCAGGATTTTTTGGTAGAGTTTTTAACTTCTTTAAACCATTCATTTCATTTGTAAGTGGAATAGAATTTGATGAAAAGGATAATCAAAATAAAAAATTAATAGATGATGCTGAGAATTTAAAAAAGCAACTCAAACCTCTTAATGATATTACAAATCAAGTTGGAAAACTCACAGGTGATTTTAATAAGGCTGCTGAAAAATCTGGTGCCTCAACTGGTGGTGAGGGTTCTGGTGGATCGGATACAGGAGCAGTAACCACTACGACCACTGTAACAACTGAGACAAGCGATGAAGGTGCGGATACTACAATCACTTCATCTGATACCACATCTGAAATCCAATCAATCAAAATAGATTATAGAGAAAAATTAGATGATGCTTTAATTAAAAGAGCTGAATACATTGAATCAGGTGATACTTCAAAACTCAAAGGCATTGATAAAAAAATAGAATTTTATCAAAAAAAATTAGGAATTGACCCTAACTCTAAATTTACTGTTCTTGTGAAAGATTCAGACGGAAAAGTTCAAAAACTTGATAGTTCACAATTAAAAGCAAAAACTGATAATACTATTTCTATGTTAAATAATGGTAATAATAATGGTGGCACAACAATCGTGTATCAAAGACAGGTCGTTCAAACTAATATAGCAGTTCCGGTATAATGTCAGCAGTCAGTCCTTCAAAGTACAATAGAATAGAACTTCAGAAAAAGGGTAAGAAACCAGTCGAACTGAAGGGAGGAGTAGTGTCTGTTGATTACTATGAGAGTTTATATTCACCAACTGTAACTGCTAATGTTATGTATGTGGATGCAGGTGGTAATTTAGAAGACGACAAAAATAAATTGACCAGTGTTAAAGAAGCGTTACCAATTACAGGTTTAGAAGATTTGTTCTTTAACATAACTAATGAAACTGGAGAACTTAAATTTTTAAAGAAAGATGCCTTCAAGGTGTCTAAAGCTCCTGTGATGACTCGTGAATCTAACAGGCAAGCAGTATTACTTTCAGTGGTGAGTCCTCAACTTAAACAAAATAACGATGATCCAATATTTGATAAGTACAAGGGAAAGATAAGTGATACTGTCAAAAAGATTTTAAAAGAGAAACTAAAAATTAGTAATGATAAATTAGATATTGAACCAACTCAAAATGGATATAATTTTTTAGGTAAAGGTAGAGGAGGTCTTGATCTAGTATTAGATTTATGTAAAAGATCAGTTCCCGTGAAAGGAGATGCTGGATTTTTCTTTTATCAAACTAAAAGTGGATTTAAATTTAAATCTATAAATGAATTGGTATCTCAGAAACCAGAGTTTACACTTGTGTATTTTGGTGGTTTTAAACAAGACAATACAGATGGTAGTGGTAATGATAATAAGATAATGATACCACCAAAATTTGAAAAAGATCAAGATGTGATTAAATCTTTGAAGGGAGGTGTTTATCGAAGTCGTAATATCTTTTTTGATCCAAGAACATTTTGCTATGAAGAAGTTACTTACGATATTAGTAAAGAGGGGGTCAAAAAAACTCTAGGAGGAGCTCCTCCTTTTGCAGATGATGTTAAAAGTTTCACAAAAACATTTCATCATATTCTAGATGTTGGAAGTTTAGATTCAAACCCAAGCACAGAAATTAACAATGATCCTAGAGAATGGCAAGCATCATCAGTGATGAGATATAATTTATTACACTCACAAGTTGTACATATACAAATCCCATGCAACCTTAAACTAGAAGCAGGTAATGTGATTAAAATGGAGATTGAATCCACAAGTGCAAACAAAGAAGAGGGTGCAAAAGATGAACAGCAAAGTGGTAATTATCTCATCTTAAATTTGTGTCATCATTTTACTGATCGTAGATCAATTACTTCATTAACTTTGGTAAGAGATACTTATGGTATTAAGAGGAGTAAAGACTGATGTTTGAATTACCTAGTTTTTTTAATTCAAAACTTGAACCTTGGATAGGTAAAGTTGTATCCCAAAAGGCACAAAAGGCTCAACTGAATGGTATGGGATGGGGTCATAGGTTTAAAGTACGCATCATGGGTACATATTCTGAGAATGATAATGTAGAGGACAAAGACTGTCATACAGCAGTTGTGATGTTAGGTGTGACTGATGGTAGTGGTGCAGCAAACAGAATGAAATCAGTCAAGATCACTCAGAATGATATTGTTTTTGGATTCTTTTTATCACCAGATCAAAATTTTCCTGTGATTACTGGTGTAATGGGGAGAACACCAGCGAAGAAAGATTGTGGTGGAAAGTTTGGGGTTGGATCTGGTCATACAGATGAGTTGAAGCCTGGTGGGACAGGAAAAAATGAATTTAATCAACAGGATAATATGCCTACACAGGGTTTAGGTAATGATGGTAGCACAGGCACTGGAAAGGGTAAAGAGGTAAATAATGCAAAACTTGAAGCAGCAGGTCTTGATCCGAAAAATCAAGAGTTAAATGCAAATACAGATCCGAAAGGTTTTTCAAATTTTGATTTTGAAGGGTTAGATCAAGAAACTATAAAAGAAATAGTAAATGAGAGTAAGATAGCATCAGAAAAACTTGGAAATGTTGTTTCTGGTATAAAAGATACGATTATAGAAGAAGCACCTTTTGATGAATTAAAAAATGTTCAAGAAAGATTAACACCATTAATGAAAGAAACTGCAGAAAGTATTGATACTGAAAGCATCTTTGAGATGTTCTAATAAATATAACATAGGAAAGAATAATTATGGCAGACAAATTTCTACCTAACATAAGTGAAACCACTGAGATTTTTAAAGAAAAGTCTCCGTTACCAAGTTTCTTATCTCCTGAACAGATTAAGGTATATACTCAATTAATTAAGGATAATCCTGTTGAATATGAGGATAATATTAAATTACTTAAGGATAATTATCCGAGTATTTTTTCAGAAGTTAATCCATTTACTGAATCAGAGTTAGAGTCATTAGATAAAAATGCTTTTTCTTCATTGCTTGATAGAAATAAGTCATATAAAGAAATGGCGAAAATATTCCCTCTTGAGCCATTATCAGCAACCACAGGTGAATGTATTATTTTACCCGATGGTGATAGTGATAGATTCTTTGAAAAAGTTGAGGCAAAGGTACAAAATTATTTTAATATGGTATCTAAAGTTAATAATTTTACTACTGATCTACCTAATGAATTAAGTAAACTTACTAAGTCAATTGGCTCTGCTTCTCAAACATTTGTAGGAAGTATTTCAAATGCTCTTCAGGATAGTCTTGTATCTTTCGTTGATGGTGGTATGGCAAAACTTGCGAGTCAAGTATTTGCAAGTAAAGTTCCCGGTGCATTAGGTATTGTTACAGGACTAGCTGGAAACTTATCTGGTGTAACAGATAAGATGTTTAGTGGCATGGAGTGTTTGACATCAAAGGTGACTGGTGCGATGGGGGGTGTGATAAAGGACATGTTAACAGGTATGACTAAAAACATGTTGAATGCTCCTACTTGTGCGATTCAACAATTTATTGGAGGTCTTACAAACAAGATTGCTGATTCAATGCAAGCAATTACAAAACCATTACTCGCTCCCATACTTGACATCCTTGGCCCTATAGGTGCGAGTTTTGATGTGAAAGATTTTATATTAGGTGGAATTGATTTTATGAAAAAAGTTGGTAATGTCTTCAAATGTCAACCTCCTAAAAAACAAACATCCTCTTCAAAGTATTGTATTGATGGTGGAAGTAAAAAAGATAAAACAAAGGGTGAAAGTCAAGGTCTTTTAGATCAAGCATTTAATGCAGCATCTACAACATCTGGTTTGATTGATAAAGCAAAAGGATTTTTAGATAGTGGTGTTCCTTCAGGTTTATCAAAATTTGAAGAACAGTATGGGCAATGGAAAATATTTGGATCAACAGTCGGTGAAGCAGCAGATCATGGTATTGGTGGTGGTAACTGTTACACTGGTAATGATTTTGGTTGCGGCCCAGCGAACATAGACATCTTTGGTGGCAGTGGTCAAGGTGCAACTGGTAAAGTAATACTTGGAAACTTTATATCAAAGTTTGATAAAGAAGATATGTTTGGTACTCTAACTCGAACAGCAAGTATTATTGGTGTTGATATTACAAATCCGGGTGAAGGATATGCAGAAGGCCCATTAATTGATTTTAATGACAAATGCCATCAAGGTCGTGGAGCATATGGTAAAGCAATAGTTGATAAAAATATGAAGTCACCGACATATGGTCAAGTATTATCAGTGGTGATACTTAGCCCCGGTGAAAACTATCCTACTGACGGTTCTGAAGAAAAAGAGGCATTTATAAAAGATATAATTATTGAAGATCCCGGAATTGGATATGAGGATGCGGAAATATCAGATGACATTCGACCAATTGTTCAGAATGGAAGAATCGCAGCTATTGAAATAGTTGAGCAAATACCTTATAATAGATTACCAGACTTATCTGTTACATCAGATACCGGATATGGAGCTATCATTCGACCTATATTAAGTACAGAGAGAGATGATAGAAGAACTGATCCTGAAAAAGCAGGAGTGTTCAAAGTTGTTCAATGTGTAGGAGCATTTTCCTCTGAAACGGTACAACAACAAGAGACCATTTCTGAAGTTGTAAGAGAAATTGAAGAAATTCCAGCAGCACCAGTTCCAACCACAACCTCACAGACAAATGTTTCCGACACCACTACAACGAGTCAAACTGACACAAGTACTACTACTACGACTGGAACAACTACTACACCAAGTCAACAAACGACTGGACAGAGTGACATTCCTAGTTCTGGTGGTGGTTCTGATTCTATGGGGTCTGAAGGATCAGGTGGGGGTTACGGAGGATACTAATGTCAAGTGAAGCAAGACAATTAGAAATATTTGGTGAGAAGTTATATTTTGAAACTGGCACTGATCGTGTAGATGCAAATGGCCCTGCTGCCTATGTGTTAGCAGCTCAGACAAGCGATAAAGTAAAATACAATCAGAGTTTACATGAGGGATCTGGTGACTCAAGAATATATGCTGAAAAAAGATTGCAGATAGAGTCAGGTGTTAAAAGTGAAACCAATGAACAAGCATTTAATGTTAGAATCAAAAATGGTCATGGAAATATAACTACAGAGAATGGTAATTTTACAATCAGTGGTGATAAAATCGTAATTGAAGCAGATGACGAATTAGTTTTACATGCACCAAAAATTAAAATAGGATATGATTCTGCAGGTAAAACTGATCAAGTTTCAATAAATGCTCAAAATATTAAATTAAATGCAGGTGGAAAATGTTCATTAAGAAATAAAATAATGTATAAGAATGGTTTAACATCACCATTTAGCTCTGCTTACAATAAGTGGTATAACAGTTTACTTCCGGGATAATGGCATTACCAGATATTAGTCAACAAGCAAATTATCAAGATGGTAACTCGGTATTTGATAGTGTTTTTATTCTAGAAAAACTTGATTATGATTTTACCAAATCAGGCCCAATTACCGTTTCAGAATTAAATGTATTAGGTATTTCAACCTTTAATAGTGATGTGACTTTTGGTGGAGACATATCACTGGATGAAATTACATGTAGAAATGCAGATGTCACAGGGATTGCAACAGTTTCTGGTAACTTATTCTCTAAAAGTAACTTGTATCTAACTGGAGCTTTAGTAGATACGAGTGGTGATACAGGAAGTTCTGGTCAAATTCTAGCATCTACAGGATCTGGCACAAACTGGATAGATGCAAACACGACCAGTGTGTTAAATGCAACCAATGTTGGTGTAAATCTTGATGGCACAAATGCAAATCAATTTGTTTCATTCTTCGGAACTAGTGGTGGTAACAATCCAAATCGTGTTGATGCAGCGTTTACTTACAATCCATCAACAAATACGATGTCAGGTATCAATTACTCTGGCACATCTACATTTAATCGTCTCACAGTTTCAGGAGTATCAACATTTACTGGAACAATGGATGTTGAAGGACAATTATTAGATGGAGATGGTGGTTTTGGTTCTGCTGGACAGGTTTTGACATCTGATGGCACTGATCTTAAATGGGATGATAGTTCAAATCTACCTGCTGGATCGTCAGCAAAAATTGCAATTACTGATGTAACAAGTGGAACACCTAGACTTCTTCTTTCAACAGGAAGTGGAACACAAAAAGATGTACTATCTAATTCTAATTTAACTTATAATACTTCTTCACAGGTTATTACAGGAAAGATATCTTCTCTCTCTAATCATGATACTGATGATTTGAGTGAAGGATCAACAAATCAATATTTTACGACTGCAAGAGCAAGGGCCTCAGTTAGTGCAACTGGAGACTTATCGTATAATTCATCAAATGGACAATTTTCAGTAAATGTACCATCTGCATTTGTAAGTGGAATGATAATTTTATGGTCTGGTAATACTAGTAATATTCCCACTGGATTTGTGTTATGTGATGGTAACAATGGAACTCCAAATCTTACAGATAGATTTGTGGTAGGTGCTGGTGCAGCATATAGCCCCGGAGCCACTGGTGGTTCATCATCTGTAACTTTATCTACATCACAATTACCGAGTCACAATCATACATTTAGTGGCTCAAGTTCTCACAGTCATACAATTAATAATCATACTCACTCATTTAGTGCCAACACTAATAATCAGGGTGCTCATGTTCATAATTTATTATATAATCATGGTGCTTTTGGTGGATCATCTGGTGCTGTTACTCCAAGAAGTGGAAATACCCCCGTCACACCCGGTATTTCAGGCAGAGTATCAAATGAGGGTGGTCACGCACACAACATTAGTGGAACAACTGGTAATCCAAGTAACAGAGGAACTAACACACAGACCGTAACAATTAGTGGTAATACTGGAAATAAAGGAGATGGTGATTCTCACGAGAACAGACCACCATATTATGCACTTTGCTATATCATGAAAACCTAAAATGTTCATGGGTTGACAAAAATACCTATATATGCTAGTATAATAAAAAAGAGGTCTTTCATGAACGATGCATCAGTAGTAAAGACAA